ATATAAAAAGTAAAATAATATAATAACAAACACTAAAACTTCACACACCATTAATTTGGTGTGTGTTTTTTTTTGTATATTTGGAATATGCCGGGAGGAAATAAAAACATAAAACCAAGTGACGGGAAACAATTTTCTAAAGATTATCAGCCACAAGAAATAATATGGACTGAGGAAAAATCTATTGAGTTAATGGAAGAGTTAATGCAATGGCTTAAAGAAGAGGGTAATGTTTTTTGTGACGATTTTATGTATTTACACAAAGGATTTAAGTATAATATCCTGCATTATGTTAGTAAAAAATTCTCGTCGGTTTCTACACTTTATGAAACTGCAATGAATATTCAGAAAACTAAACTCATAAAAGACAGTGTTAATAACAAGACTAATGCTCAAATGACTAAGTTTGTTTTAACTGTTAATCATAATATGATTGAGAAAACTGCAACTGAAACAACTAATAATATTAATATACTTAGTATTGACCCATTAGAAGAGTAATGTTAGCACCAACAACGGCACTAAGAAAAATAATAAGCCTAAAAAAAAAGATTAAAGTTATACAAGGCGGACAGGGTGCTTCCAAAACATTTTCAATACTATTAATTCTTATCAATCACGCATCAAGTAAAGCAAATAAAGAAATATTTATTGTTTCTGCAGAACTATCAAAGATGCGTATTACAATCATTAAAGACTTTGTTACAATACTTAAATTAACTGGATTAGTTAACACAGTATCATTTACAAGCGGTACTCTTTGCCGTTTCCCGAATGGTAGCTTTATTAAGTTTCTAGGTATGGATAAAGACGATATTGGTAAGGGTTTACGTTCTGACGTTGTATTTATTAATGAAGCTAATAAGATTAAATTCGAGGCTTATAGAGAGCTAACAAGTAGAGCTAAGAATATTTATCTAGACTTTAATCCGAATAGTGAATTTTGGGTACATACTGACGTTATTACTAGGAAAGATGCAGACTTTTTAAAACTTACTTATAAAGATAATGAGTTTTTAAGTAAAGAAGAGGTTTACGAGATAGAGAGATATAAAGAGTTAGGTTATAAAGGGGATAAGGTTATAAATGATTATTGGGCAAACAAATGGAGGGTTTACGGTTTAGGAGAACAGGGTATAATAGATGGTTGTATATTCCAAAATTGGAAAGTAGGAGAATTTGATTACACATTACCAAGTATTTACGGAATGGACTTTGGTGTTAAAGACCCTGATACACTTATTGAGGTTGCACTAAATTACAAAACAAATCAATTATACGTTAAGGAACATATTTATCAAAGTGGTTTAAGTCCAGACGAATTAAGGGAATCAGTTAAAAAAGTAGCCGATATTGATAAACCTATGATTTGTGATAGTGCTGATGCTCGCATGGTTAACATGCTATTTGATGCAGGGTTTAACGTGTTTGGTGCTAAAAAAGATAAAGTAATTGAGGGGATAAATGCTTTACAGAATTACGACATAATACTAGAGCCTAATAGCGATAATTTAATTAAAGAGTTTCAGAACTATATTTGGTTAGATAGGAGAGGTGAAGTTCCAAGTGGGGAGTATAATCATTGCTTTATAGGTAGTACTTTAATTGAAACCAATAAAGGTTCTGTCAAAATAGAGGATATTAAAGTTGGGGATATGGTTTTGACTTCTAAAGGTTATAAGCCAGTCATTAAAAAGTTTGATAACGGGGTTAAAAATGTTTATAACTACTCGATGCTTTTAGATACTTTATGGGTATCTTTAACGTGTACTAATAACCATAAAATTAAAACCGATAAATCATGGACAGAAATCCAAAAATTAAAAAAGGGACAAACGATTTACCTACTCAAATCTTTAACGGAAAAGAATATAAACTATACAAAGGAGAGTGTTATTTTTCAAGAGGAACTAAAAGACTTCATAGAGTTGTTTGGGAGTTTTTTAAAGGCAAAATTCCTATTGGCTATCATATCCATCATAAGGACGGAAATACAAGTAACAACAATATTGAAAATCTTAACTGTGTTTCTGGAAGTATGCACCTTAGGTATGAGTCTAAAAAAAGGATTAAAGAAAATCCAGAATGGTTTAAAGAATTTCATAGTAAAGGGATTGAAAAAGCCAAAGAATGGCATAAATCAAAAGAGGGAATTGAATGGCATAGAAAACAAGCTAAAAACACTGGATTTGGTAAAAAGACTTTTGGCGTTAGACAGTGTGATGTTTGCAATAACGAGTTCATTTCAAAAAAATCAACACAAAGATTCTGCTCTAACAACTGTAAAAGTAAATACAGAAGAGATAACAAGATTGATGACATCATTAAAGAGTGTTTTGTTTGCAAATCTGAATTTAAAATCAATAAGTATTCAAGAACAAAAACTTGCTCACGTGAGTGTAAGTCAAAGTTATCAAGCAAAAGTTTACGATTTAATGATTGACGAACAACATGAGTACTTTGCTAACGGTGTTTTGGTTCATAATTGCATTGACCCGCTACGTTATTGTGAAAAATACCTAAATTTTAACAAAAATTAATATATTTGAAGTATGGATGAATTTAATGTATTTGATAGTAAGATTAAAAACCTCAATAATGAGAACCGTTTTTTTTCATTAAAAAATATTTTTGGCTATAAAAAAGTTAGTGAATTTGATATACTTAACAAAGGTTATTTATCAAATCAAGATGTTTATAATGTTGTTTCTAGGATTGCAATGTTAACATCTTCTATACCCGTTCAAGTGATGAAAGGAGAAGATGAGGTATTTGAGGGTGACCCGTTCTATGAGTTTTTTCATAATGGTTGGGGTAAAAGTCAAACATTAAAAGAATCTGTAAATGCAATAGAAACAAACTTATTAATCTTTGGAGTTTCTTATATTTTAAAACAAGATTATAGTACGGGATTTCCACCTGATAAACTATGGGTATTGCCAAGCCAATTAGTAACTCCAATTAAAAACACAAACGATTTCTTTTCAGGTTATGATTATTACGAGTTTAACGATGGGCTAAAAACGGTTAGATACTTACCAGAAGAGTTAGTAGTATTAAAATATTACAATCCTAATGAAGCATTAGATAAACAAGAGGGATTAAGCCCATTACAAGCAGGTTGGACCGTTGTAGAATCTTCAAACAAGAGGAATACAGCAGAAAAAAATATGCTTGAAAATGGAGGTGCTACGGGCTTAATCACTCCTAAAACAAATGAATTTGGTTTAAAACAAGCGTCTATTGAAGCAGTTAGAAAGTTATTTACTTCAATTATTGGAGGTGCAAAGAACTTCAACAAAGTACAAACACTATCACAGCCAGTTGATTATATTAAGATTGGTATGTCAGCTACTGATTTAAAGATAATTGAAAGTAGATTCCAACATATCAGAGATATCACAGCGTTGTACGGTGTTCCATCTTTGTTATGGAATGATCCGGAAAGCAGAACGCACTCTAATTATTTAGAGGCGAAAAAAGCACTTTATACACAAGCTATAATTCCAAACTATGAGCAGTTTTTAGATATTTATACTAGAAGCATAGTAAAGGAATACAACGATTTTAACGGAACTGATTACTATATCAGAATAGATTTAAAGTCTATCCAAGAAATAAATCCTAATTATGAAGATAGAGTACAAGACGTGCTTTCTTTATACTCCAAAGGACTAATAAGCAGAGAGAGAGGTAGAGAAATGTTGGGGGAATCTGAAAATATTGAAGAAACTCAATTAACACCACTCGAAACTTTAATGAGGTTAGATAGTGGAATGGCAAATACATTCTTTAACAGCTTAACAGAAGAAGAAAAAACTAAACTATTAAGAGATACATTAGGACTATGAAAAAAGAAAAAGTAACTACCAAAGAGGTAAAAGATAAGTTAGATAAAAAGTTAAACGATAAAATTGTAAAAAAATGAATAGTCAAAGAAACTCAGCAATAATAAGATTTAAGAGCCAAAAGGATGGGATTTTAAAACTAAAAAAAAGTATTGGTAAAAGTTCCGATGCTAATTTTAATATTACTCCTAAAGTAATTAAACCTTTAACAGCTGAAAAAGGAGTGTTAAAAGAAGATACAGACGATTTTTTATATCGTTCTATTATTGCTAACACTTATAACTATATGGATAGTCACGATGATGTCCACGTAGGAAATACGTTTAAAAAGTCGATTAGTGAACGTAAAAGTGATTTATTAGATAGTCATATCCATACAGTAGGAAGTAGAATAGGAGTTAAACTAGAGAGTAGAGAAGAGATAGTTAATTGGAAGGATGTGGGTTATGATATTCCAGGTAGTACAATTGCTTTAATTGAAGATGTAGAGTTAAGAAAGGAATACAATAAAAATATATTTAATCAGTATAAGGATAGTTTAATTACTCAACATAGTGTTGGAATGAAGTATATTCAAATAGCTTATGCAGTTGATGATATTAACGATAAAGAGGGATTTGCAATGTACCAAAAGTATTTACCTATTATTGGTAATAGCAAAGAAGTTGAAGAACAAGGGTATTTTTTCCCTGTTTCAGAAGCTATGTTAGTTGAAACTTCTGCAGTTTTACAAGGTAGTAATCCGTTAACGGGTATCTATAACACTAATCAAACTGCTAAGGCTCACGAAATTGAGCAATTAATAAAAAGTTTTGATAATAACGAATTTATTTATAATATTTGTAAA